CCAAATGTTCAAACTCCAGAGGAGGCATTTAATATTCTAAAGAGTCAAATTAATGTTGGAAATGTAATCCAGAGACTCTTTGGAAGATAAGATCAAAATAAAGATCATAGGCCCTTACTTGCAATTAGAGTAGGGGCTTTTATTTTACTTAAATTTAGGTAACTTCGATAGATAACTTTTTGGATTAAAGAAAACTTTCATTTAATTCACCTGCACAACTGTTCTCTATCGTTAGTAATAAAACAACAAATGACGAAAGGAAATATCAATCATGGCTAAACTGGTTTGGGATGCCGTAGGTGAAAAGAGGTATGAGACTGGCGTGGATCATGGCGTTCTCTATCCTCAGGTAAAAGGAGCATATCCGAAGGGCGTTGTCTGGAATGGTCTTACTTCTGTTACCGAGTCTCCGTCTGGAGCAGATGAGAATGCATTCTATGCGGACAACATTAAGTACGGTTCTCTTCGCGGTGCTGAGGAGTTTGGTGCTACCGTTGAGTGCTATACCTATCCGGATGAATGGGAACTCTGCGATGGTTCTATTGAGCCCGTTAAGGGAGTGATTCTCGGACAGCAGAAGAGATCCACATTTGGTCTTGCGTTTAGAACACTCATCGGAGATGACGCTGAGGATGCACTCGATGCCGACAATGGCTATAAGCTGCATTTGATCTACAATGCGACGGCTTCTCCTTCCGAGAGACAGTATCAGACGATTAACGATAGTCCGGAAGCTATTACGTTCTCTTATGAGATTACGACTACTCCGATTCCGGTAACTGTTGTTCCGAATGCTCGTCCGGTTGCAAACATCACAATCAATTCTAAGACCACAGATACTGAGAAGCTGAAAAAGCTTGAGGACATTCTGTATGGTACGGATGGAGAGTCTACAGGCACTGAGGCAAGACTTCCTCTTCCGGATGAGGTTCTGACTGTTCTTGGCTATACCAAGACCTGACAATAAATAGCTTAAGGAGGCTTAACAAATGTTAGCAAAGAAAGTAAAGTACACAGATTTCGATGGTAACGAAAGAGAGGAGACTTTCTATTTTAACCTCTCTAAGACAGAGTTGATGCGTCTTCAGGTAAGTGCTGATGGCGGTCTTGTTGCTCGCATTACAAAAATGCTTGAGAGACAGGATTCCAAAGAGATTCTCGATACTTTTGAATGGCTTATTCTCACCTCTTATGGAGAGAAGTCTGATGACGGAAGAAAGTTTGAGAAAGTTAGAGACGGGCACAAGCTTGCTGAAGATTTTAAGCAGACAAATGCCTACGAGGTTCTTTTCTCTGAAGTTACCTCAGACACTCAGCGCGCGATTGACTTCTTTAATGGCGTTATTGATCCTTCTGTTATGAAGGAAATTAACGCTGCACAGAAAGACGCGAACGTAGTGCCAATTCCTACAAAATAATTACGAAGGAGTAATGTATGCTCGAGATTACAGTAGAACCGATTACCATGTTTAACCAAGAGACTCAAGAGTTTGTCGCGGTTGGACCTAAAAAGCCGGTGAAACTGCATCTCGAGCACTCTTTAATTTCTCTCTCAAAATGGGAAGAACAAACTAGACGCAAATTCTTTTCTAAAGAAGAATGTCCACAAACAAAAGAAGATTATTTGTTTTACATTAAGTGTATGTCACTTGATGGACCAATTAAAGATGACATTCTTACTGCAATTACAAATTCGCAGCTAATAGAAATTATTAATTACATTCAATCAGATCGTTCAGCAACAACAATAAGTACAAAACATTCGTCCGAAATCCTTACGTCGGAACTTTTTTATTATTATCTTGCTGTTTTTCACCTTCCTTTTTCTGCTGAAAAATGGCATTTATCACGGCTATTAAAATTAATCGCCATTGCAAATGCAAAAGAAAATCCAGGAAAGAAAATATCTAAGAAACAGGTTCTTATGGATAATGCGAAACTCAATAAAGCAAGAAGAGCAGCACTTCATTCCAATGGGTGATAACTATGATAATAGAAGTTACGCATAAGGGTAATTTTAAAAATACTGAAAATTTTCTGCAGAAAGCAAAAAATTTTGCGATAGATGCAGTTTTGGCCAAATATGGTCAAGAAGGAGTGAATGCTCTTTCGGCAGCAACACCAGTAGATACTGGTAAAACTGCCGCCAGTTGGCAGTACAAAATAGATAAGGAACCCAATCAAGTAGCAATACGATGGTACAACACCAATATTAATAAAGGTGTAAACATAGCCATAATTTTACAGTATGGACATGGTACTGGTACCGGAGGATGGGTAGAAGGACGAGATTACATCAATCCTGCAATGAGACCTATCTTCGATAAACTTGCAAACGATGCTTGGGAATCTTTAATTAGCAAATAAGGAGGTGGTTTAAGTGCCATCAGTTGATGAACGTGTTGTCCAGATGCGATTTGACAACCAGCAGTTTGAATCCGGAGTTCATACAACGCTTGGAACGCTGGACAAGCTTAAAGCATCCCTTAATTTCAAAGGAACAAAGTCACTTGATCCATTAGCTTCTGCGGCTGACGCAGTATCTAAAAAGTTCTCGGCCATGGGAACGATCACAGATCAAGTACTTCGTAATATTACAAACCGTGTTCAAAATGTAGCGCATCAAATGGCTACAGAACTAACAACCAAGCCAATGATTGAAGGCTTCAAGACGTATGAAACAAGACTTCAATCCTATCAGACAACATTATTTAATGGTATCGATCAGCTTGGTAATGCTCTGTCCAAGACAAAAGTTAATTCCGTCTTGGATGAATTAAATGATTACTCTGATAAGACTATCTATCGTCTTACCGATATGACATCGGCTCTTGCCAAATTCTCAACGGCAGGTGTTGATGTTGATACTGCTGCAAAAGCCATTAAAGGTATGGCAAATGAAGCAGCTCTTGCTGGTGCCGATACCAACCAGTTTGGTAGAGCGTTGCAGTTTGGTGTGACGCAAGCTCTTGGTATGGGTGTTATGTTGACAAGAGACTGGATGAGCTTGGAAACTGCTGGAATGGCGACAAAGGATTTCAAGCAACAGCTTATTGAAGCAGGATTGGCAGCAGGCACTCTTGAGAAAAAAGGAAAGAATATTTTAACTGTATCGAATGGAACCAAAGTAACTTGGGAAAACCTTCGAGGAACACTTGCTGACAAATGGGTTACTAATGATGTTTTAATGGGTGCCTTGTCCAAGTATGCTGATGACACTAATGAACTTGGTAAGAAGGGTTTGCAAGCGGCACAGGAAGTTAAGACATTTCATCAACTGTTAGATGTTCTTGGAGATTCGATTGCCTCTTCTTGGAGTAGAATTTATAGCGCAATTGTTGGTGATTACGATCAAGCAAAACAGCTTTGGACTGGAGTCGATAAAGTTCTTGAGAATCTTTTTCAAGAGCCTATCGATAATCTCGGAAAGTTCTTACAAAAAGTAAACGAGCTTGGTGGAAGAGCATCTGTTATTAAGGGACTCGAGAATGTTTTCTTTGATTTAATGGCGATTCTTCGTCCTATAAAAGATGCATTTCAGGACATTTTCCCTCCAAAAACAGCACGGGAAGTTGCTAATATTGCCAAACAATTTGAAAAAATAACAAGTAAGTTTTTTATAACTGATAAAGCAGCTACAAATCTAAAAAGAACATTTAGAGGCGTATTCGCAGTATTTGATATTGTAAAGCAAGCAATTGGTGCAGTCATCAAAGCTGTTGCACCCGCAGGATCAACATTAGCTAGCCTTGGTGGCGGACTTCTTAATGCTACTGGTAATCTTGGAGATTTTCTTGTAGCGCTTGATGAATTTATCAAAAAGAATAACGTATTTGAAATTGGCATAACCAAAGTTAAAAATGGTATTGGCTCATTTGTAGACAACATTAAGCAAGCCATTTCGGTAGTAAAAGCAC